CTGCCCTATCAGCCCGTGCCAGTGCAATCTGTTCAGCCTGTTCATAACTATAAGTTGCACCTCCGGCATTGTTCTGGCTGCCGTTGCCATTCCCGGCTGTCCCTGCACCAGCACCCGCAGCGCCAGCACCCCCTTCACCGCCGTCAGTGAAAAGCTGTAAATTAAAAAATCTCTTTCTCATGGTTTCATCCTCACTTTCTTGTGATAGTCCCGTATTTATTGCCCCGTCAGGCCTGAAAAAAGCACCCTTTTCAGGATGCATTATTCACTCACTATAAAAATTCAATTACCGGGTATTCCGCAGCTATCCCGCAGATACCTAAAAACCATGTATCAACTAATGCTTTGCCGGTGTCGTTTATGTTCTGCCACTCAATACAGATATTCCCCCCTTCTACGCTTTCATATAGCCCCATATGGGCGATTTCTTTCATCCCCCGAATAAGTGTAAGGGTAAGGGCAGACACGGCGCTACAGACAATATCTGAACCCCGTGGAGCCGTGTTTGCGTGTCCTGATACATGGATTCTGTTTGGTGTTACCAGAACCGTGATCACAATCTCACCGCCTTTCATAGAAAAAAACACCGCCATTTGTGACAGTGCTTCAATAAACCGCTTCAATATCCAAATAACCCATATCATAAACATCTTTCTTAGCAGAAACACATTTATTGATAATGTCGATCATTTCTTCTTCCGTGCGCCCACTCATGGGAATAGTGGGGAAAGAATCATCAAAGACTTCTTCATACCGTTCCAACGCCTGTAAAAGTTTATCACCCATTTAGTTCACCCCTTTCAATATTTCAAGCATGGCTTCATAGGAATTTGGTAGATACTTTTTCACATATTCCAATGATTCACCACCGCATACTTCCGCACTCATAATATTGGCCCATGCTTCCGATGCTGTTTCATACTGTCTACAGATAACCTTTGTTTTTGCCTGATTGCTGGCATCCAGCCCCAGATCTTTATACACCTGCTGCAAGTCTTTCTTCCTCGTACCGCCTATCATTCTATCCATAGATTCCACAGCGGAATATTTGCGGTTATAGTATTTTTCACCATGTCCCCAGCGGATCCTTGATTTTGGGAAAAGCCCATCAATGGCATCCTGTACACCGCTACTTGCGTTATGCCCTGCAAGATCAGCTTTTGCTTCTGCGGTCAGTATATCCCGGATGTGCTGTTTATCCTTACGCAAAGCAGCCAGAAACGCATCACTGGAACTTGCTACATTCGGAAAAGAACGGTCAAGCCCTGTGGCTTTCCTGACAGCTTCCATTTCCTTGAAGGTCAGATTGCAAAAAGACACTTGTGAATCAAAGAAATGACCGTATTCATGTGCAAGTGTGCCATATTTATTCATATCACTGTATTTAGGGTAATCAAAATTCAGCCTGTTTTCCGTGGGATAGTACACACCGCCTGAACTTGTTTTACTGACACTGTTAATTTTATCAGCATACCCTTTATACAGTCTGGTAATATTTTCATTTCTATGAGTATTGATCATATTCAGATATTCAGCGTATTCAGTGCCAGCCATGCCGGACTGTTTTAACCTGCTTAATTCCTGAATGGTTTCCCGTTTACCCTTCATTGTAGCATTGGCAGCGGCTTTCTGTCTAGCCCTTTCCGCTTCACGTTTCAATTTCTTTTCCATTTGTTCCGCTTGCCATTTTTTATATGTCTGCTGTGAAGGTGCTACACGCCCCCGCAGGTCATAATATATCCGTTCACGCTGTTCAGGAAGTTTGAACTTTTTACTAAAGTCTGAATATTCGTCAAGCATTGCCTGATACTTACATCGTGCATTTAGAATATCATCTGGATCAGCACCACCCTGTTTTAATAACTGTACCTTCTCACGCTGTGCCCTCATTGCCCTTTCCATCTGACGCTGTTTCTGCGTGGCCTCATAGGTATTGTACTCTCGTCCCCTGTATACAACTTTTTGGGCTTCCTTTCTGTCCATTTCTTTAAGCCATTGATCGGAATAATTTCTGACCGATATCCCCTCAATAAATGGATAATATGTATGCCGGCAATTCCATCCCAATAAACCTGAACCCGAACCCAGACCACACACATCTATAAGCTGTTGACGTGTCCATACACGCCCTTGCCATACTGCATGATCAGGACGTGCACCCGGATGCCAGTCAACTTCAAACTTATTCGTTCCCAACTTTTGACCATTCATATCAGATATATGTCCAGTTAACTGTCCCATTCCAGTCAGCAAGGCACGTCTAACTGCTACATCTATCTTGTTACTATAACCCGAAGCATAAGGTACAGAACGCAATCCAGAATCAGTCATTTCTTTTACTACTCTACGAATCAATGTATTATAATCAAATGCCCCAGATGCCATCATTGTAATTGCATTATCCAAATAATGGTTATAAAATTCTCCTAATGGTGCAAGAACTTTCCGACCATTCCCATAATCAATCATAAATCCCATAGATTTCGTAATATTCGTCAAATCAATATTTGACTGTTGGATTAGTGCATTCGTCAACTGCTGCAATTCATAATTCTTCTCATATGGTACGAAATGAGCATTAACTTGTTCATACATAGCCTTTGAGCGAACATACTCCCGTTCAATGACCTCATCATATAATCTAAAAGTTTCCGTCCAACTTCCCCCTACAGACTGCTTAACAATTTTTTCAACATCTTCTGTACTGTGTCCTAAAACCATATAGCGCTGTAGCTGCCAATCTGCCGTGGAAGTGATTTTCCCTGTCTTTTGAATACGGCGCACAACATCCTTCATTATTTCTTCTTCCAGCATTCTGTATTTTTTCTCAACTCCTGCTGCCAAAACTGACTGATATGCCTGATTCATTAAAGAACATCATTCCCTTCGTCTATAAACTGTTCTGGAAGATTCTGTTGTGCTTGTTCTAAAGTTTCACCATACCACTTTGCACGGTATTCAGCCACAGACATAGCCCCCATTGCTACATCCTGCCTATCATTTTGCCGTTCTGTAGTCTTGTCCTCAATAATACTATCATCAAATGCTATTGTAAGTTTCGTATGTTCATCAAGTCCCTGCACACCAACATTAATACCAACTCTGATAATTGTCTGAATCAATTGCATCAACACCCGCTCAAGTACTAATTCATGTTTTTGTAATGTACGATACATATCTGAATTTTCACTTATAACCTCTGTAGCTGTTTTTATTGACCCATTTTCAAATTTATATCTGTTTGTACCAAAACCACACTTTAAAGAAAGCCAATTCAAATCATCATTGATAGCTTTGCTGTGTTCTTCAATACGCAGCTCCATATTAACTTCATGCAGTGCTTCCTTTGTGTCCTTGAAATAATCTTCAGGCAGTTCATAGAAAACGGTATCCTGTGGGTCAAATACAGCATTCCCGCCCGGTGTGATCAGTAATTCAGGTGCAACAAAGATTCGCTTGCGCCCTAAAGAAAATTCATTTGCGTAGCTGTCATATTCCAAATCCAACTTCCTAATCACATCAATAGCATTTGCAAATAGAGCAACGCCCATAGGATTCGTGGTATCTTCGTCAGCATTATTCACCATGTTCAGCCGGTCAATAATAAAAAGCGGCTGGTCTGAACCTGTTTCAATGCGTTCAGCCAGCCCACTGAAAGCGGGTATTTTTTCCCATTCTTCCGGTGTCAGTTCCTTCCCAGCTCCCGTAGTGTTCTCCACAACCGTGTTTTCAATCACATACTGCTTCCGGCTCTCACCGGGTACATCCTCTATATGATGATATTGGAAATGAACATATTTCTTACGTTTGTAAATTTTGGGGAACGTGAAAATGCATTCTGATATTATTTTGTTTTGCCATGAAGTAGGAAAGATATTGGCAGCATCAACATAATTAATTCCTACGCTACCACCTATCATATTTCCATTTTCATCTACTGCGGCATCTTTAATATACACTACATAAGCTGCTGTTCCTAATGCAGCCTTCCATTCCTGAAATTCATTTCCCAATTCTTCCCATGTGTTGGTCTTCAAAACATTCTTCACGAAAATATCTGTAGTCTTATCCGCAATGGTAATCATTACTTTTTCATTCAGCAGCAGATCTGCCATATCCTCACACACTTTTTTAGCCATTCCTAATGAATACCGAATACAATTCACAGAAGTACCATTTCCACGGTATACTTTGTACTTATGGAACTTCTTCACATTGGAATTGTACCAGCTACGCCAAATCTCTATTTGCCGGTAATATGTTGGGTTCACTGTATCGATCCCCTTATTCCGGAAATAACTAAAAACATCCATTGTTTCCACTCCCTGATTATTTTTCATCTTCCTGTTCTGAAACAGGAAGCCACGCCTTAATATTTGTCCACATCCCCATTACCATGTACCGGATAGCATCCATGCAATTATGTATAATAAAACCACCACAAACCGAATAGTTGTGGTGGTTCTTGACTTCCATGTTGTATACATCTGCTTTACCAATGTATTTTATTTCTACGATAGACAAGTAATTTTGTTCTGCATTCTTTTGAACACGTTTCCTTTTTAGAGTATCTATTTTTAAAATTCTATCTATTTTCGTCAAGTGGCGTAGTTGAACCCATCCTCTCTGTGTCAAGACCAAATGCTTTGCGGTCATTTTTATAACTGTTCCATTCTCCAATGTAACTGCATATATAGGTACACTTCTACCTGTTTTCCTCACATTATAAAACTGTGATATAGTTTTTCTCTTTTTCCTAGTATCATAGCAATAGACGAAACCTTTCTTTCCCACTAAATCCCTTATTGGAAATTGTCCATGTGTAGTATCTATCAAAGTGTCACCAGTGACACAGTGGTCGTCTAACTTAATCGGTTCTTCCTTTCCCTTTTCAATGGACTTTGGATCGTACCCGTACACTCCAAATTCATCAATGGCATTTTCCTGTTTTGGAGAAATAGTCATAATGTTGAAAGTCAGTGCTTTTTGTGTTCTGCTGATTCCCAGTTTCACATCATTATCAGCTTCCCGGACAGATACGGGAACCCCCGCAATCCTACAAGCACGTTTTATTTCTTCCGCTAAACCTTTAGCAGAAGGATCTAGAAACAGATAAAAGCGTACCTCTTGCGTTCCGTACTGTTCGCCCAACAACTGAACAAACTGAACAAAATCCTTTGCATATAGGGAAGGGGATTTCTGCTTTCCACTTTCCCTGCCGCTGTGGTAATATTCATCCAGCCCCCGAAGCTTCCTGTGTGCCATATCCAGACCTGCTGCCTGAAATGTCGTGGCGTTCTGCTGCCCGTAGTCCCCACCGATGGCGATAATGGGAAAACGATCAAGCCATGTCAGTGGCCTATCAATATGTTTCTGACTGAACATATAGTAAATAACTTCGTCTATACCTATGCACTTTCCCAGCCATACCCATTCATATTGACGGGAATCTATCAGGTGCAGCGTTTCCGCTGACTGTATCAGGTCAGGCCCCAACCATTCAGGAGGAACATCCCTGTAATCCGTGTGAATGTGGATGCAGTCAGCGCGCTGTTTCATTTTGATTAGCCACTTCATTATATCGCTATTTGGATTCTTTGGTGGATTGAACAAATAAATCATTTGAAAATCTCCCTTGTTTCCTCTGGTAAAAGTAGCTTCAATGTTCAGAAGTTCATCTTCACCTTCTCCATCGTCAAAGAACTCTGTTAATTCGTCCAATATGACCAGCTTAATCGGTTTATCTTCATCAATAATCCCTTTTGTGTCGTCTATACCATCAGAACCGGCAAAATACATTGTGTTGCGATACTTCTTATAGGTGATTTCCATAGGTGACTTTGTAATCTCAAAATTCTTTTTATTAATCCCCAACCGGTTAATACCTCGCAGCATTTCCTTGTATACCGTTTTCCGCAGCTTATTGTGCCGTTTACGCAGCACAACCACGGAACC